ACTGGTATGCTACTGTTGTAGATGATCCAAATACAGTGTTTGAGATTCAAGAAAGTGGCACGCCCATGACAGCGGCCGATGTTGGTCTTAATATCAACATGGCCGTTGCGGCTAATAATGGGTTTACTTCTAAATGGACGGCTGATGCTGCGACGAAGGCTACTACCGCTACGTTGCAATTGAAGTTGCTTGGCTTGGCTCGACGGCAGGATAATGCTTTTGGTGCCTTTGCGAAATGGTTGGTTAAGGTTAACAATCATGAACTTTCTGCCGGCACTGCTGGCGTTTAAGGAGAAACTATTATGGCAGGCGGCGTAATTAATACTGGTTCCCACCCGAAACTTCTGTGGCCAGGCGTGCAAGAAATCTGGGGTCAAGTGTATGATGCCCATCCGGTAGAATACACTGACCTTTATGAAGTTACTAGCTCTCGCAAGGCCTATGAGCAGGATGTTCAAGTCACTGGCTTTGGGCTTGCTCCAGTCAAGGGCCAAGGCGCTCCTATTGAGTATGACTCTGAATTGCAGGGTTGGGTGACTACTTATGCCCACGTTGCATATGCTCTTGGGTATATTGTAACTCATGAGGAATTGGAAGATAACTTGTATGCAGAGGTTTCACATCGACGGGCTAGAGCGAATGCTTTCTCAATTGCTCAAACGCCAGAGAATGTTGGTGCCTTCTTGTACAACAACGCCTTTGTTGGGACGTTTTACACTACTCCCGATGGGCAGCCGATTATCTCAAACGCTCACGTAAATGCTACCGGCGGTAGTTTTAGTAACCAACTCACCCCTGGGGCTGACCTTAGTGAAGTTGCCCTGGAAGACATGACGATTAAGATTATGAAAACCGTCATGGATAGGGGCTTGAAGATTAGTGTCATGCCTGAGTCTTTGCACATTGCCCCGGATGAATGGTATAACGCTAATCGGATTTTGAAGTCTGTTCTTCAGAATGATACTGCCAACAACGCTATTAACGTGTTGAAGGCTACGAACGCTTTGCCTAAGGGTATTAAGATGAACCACTATTTTAATAGCCCCAATGCTTGGTTTGTTCGTACTAACGTTCCGGCGGGCATGAAGTTCTTCTGGCGTGAGAAGCCTAAGTTCCAACAGGATAATGACTTTAGTACCAAGAACGCTCTTGCGGCTACTTACATGCGCTTCTCGGTGGGGATCACTGACCCCCGTGGATTGTTTGGTTCTAATGGGCCGTAAGGAGAAATATTGTGGGATTCCTGAAGAAACTTGGTAAGGGTTTGGGTAAGGTTGCTAAGGCTGGCCTCAAGGTTGGTATGAAGGGCGGCCTTAGTCAATTGGCGGGTGGGCCTGTCGCGGGTATGCTTACGAAGAAGGTGGGTAAGCGTATCCTTGGCGGGAAGCGAAAGAAGCCTACGGCATCTACAGCACCCACCAGTCCTCGGGTTAACGCTGGGACTAGCTCGTATTCTAACATGGAACGTCAGCCTCGCAAAGTTGAGCCTAAGCGTAATTATAAGAATCGGATGCAGAAAGCTGATGGGTATAATACCCCACCGACTACGGCTCCGACTACCCCAGGAAAGCGTAAGGTTACGCCACGATATAGTATTCGTGGCCCCGGCCATCGGTCTCGTTTGAAGTAATCGTTTCATGCTGTAACAATTAGGGCCACAAGCGGGTAGGCCGCTTCCTTGTATGGTAAAGTATCTTACGTCCTTTTGACGTTACCTCTTGGAGATTTATATGAGCACCACTCGCTTCAGTCATGGGGTTACTAATATCCCAAAAGTTTCCACCCTTGGCGACATGGGTCAGTTGGATCCTACTAAGTTTAATACAAGGTTTGACGACTTTCACACTTTTCTAGCCACTGACTGGACTACCACTCTGGTAGGTACTGGTACAAACGCCCTTACCCCCGGCGCGGGGGGTTTGTTGCTAATGACAACGGGCGCGGCCTTGAATAATAGTAACTTCATTCAGGGCACACCCGCTGACTTTGCGTTGACTATTGGCAAGGGCGCTTTCTTCAAGGCTAAGTTTACCCTTAGTGACCCAACGCTCAGCACTTTTCAAATGGGCTTGGTGATTACGGATACTACTCCACTCGATGCGACGGAAGGTGTTTTCTTCCAAAAGGCTAGTGGTTCCTTGGATGTGCTCGGTACATCAGCCCTTGGTGCTGGCGCATCTGCTCGGGTAAGTGCCGTTATTCCCGGAGTATCTAAAACTGACATGATCCTTGGGTTTGCATACAATGGCCGAGATTTGATTCGGCTTTATGTAGACGATCGGTACGCCGCATCTTTAAGCGTAACCTCAGCTACCCTTCCCGCTAGTCTTTTGAATGTTAGCTTTGGGATCCAAACAGGGGCAGCCGCTGCAAAGACTATGACCATGGATTACATTCTGGCCGCTGTAGAACGCTAAGGAGTTATCATGGCCATTCAAGTACTTGTTGATGGGCCACGTAATGCGGTAGTTAAGTTCACTACCGCAGATGCGTTGGATATTAGTACTCTAACCGGATCGCCTTCATGGGTAAGGATTGAGTACATTCATTATAGTGTTGGCGATGCTACATCTGTTCAAGTTGCTTGGGACGCTACGGTAGACGAGCCGATTCTTAACCTATCTCAGTCTGAGAGTCATTGTTTCGCAGGCTTTGGCGGCCTGTGGAATAATGCAGGCGCAGGAGTGACGGGCGGCATAAACGTAACTGTCACAGGCACAGGCGCGTTCTTTGTTATCCTCGAACTTAAGAAGGTGCGATAATGCCTAACGCAAGCTCCAATACAGTCTATGGCATAATCAACGATGCCATGCACGATACTGGCTTGCTTCAAGAGGGTGAAGAAGCTAACAGTGAGCAACTAGCCACAAACCATCGTAGGCTAGTTGACCTTGTAAATCTTTGGCAAACTCAAGGGCTGAAGTTATTTCTTCACCAAGACCTAGCTATCCCCCTGGTGGCTGGTAAGGGTGCGTATACGATTAACCTTGGCGGGGACGTTGATGTTAGTCGCCCGATTCAAGTTATGCAAGCATACATGCTGGAAGTTGTAAGTAACGCTAGGCGTCCCTTGATTGTGTTGGGGTGGGAAGAATGGCTGCGGTTGTCTCAGGTATCCGGTAACGATGGGACTGTTAGTTCTTACTTCGTGGATAAGCAAGCTACTACCACGATTGTGCATTTCTGGAATACCCCAGATATTACGGAGGCCAATAATACTGCGCATGTTTTAATTAGAGCTCAAGCCCTTACAACAGCAAACCTCCAAGAGAATGTAGCCTTCCCCCAAGAATGGCGGATTGCCCTACGTTGGGGACTTGCTGATGATATATCTACAGGGCAACCTCAGGCTATCATGGATCGGTGCGCCCAGAGAGCAACATACTATCGAGAGCTTTTGGAGAACTTCGACATTGAAGATGCCGAGACTAGGTTCGCTCCCGATGAAAGGTCTACAACTTATCTTGCGGGGTCTTTCCGGTAATGGCTCAATATCAGTCAGTTCAACTTCCGCCGAGATTGCCGCTTACGGTCATGACAGGTAACCGTAATACTTCGGTAGATAAAGATGCTCGCCTTGTAAATTGTTATGCTGAGATAGATAAAGCTGAAGTAATTAGTATATTCAAACGTCCCGGCATGGAGTTGGCGCTAACTCCCCCTGGTGCTGCCTCTCCAGGTCGGGGCGTTTTCTTTTGGAATGGTAATGTAATATCTATATTTGGAGACAAGCTGTATGCAGATGGATTGCAAGTTGCTACTGGCTTAGACACTACCATTGGTGGAACTAATACCCCATTCGGTGGGGTGTATTCGTTTTCTTCTATCCTCGGAGCTACTCCTAAAATTGTCATGCACAACGGAATAGGAGCCTACGCTTGGGACGGAATTAACCCACTTAGCGCTTCCTTGCATACCCTTGATCCAGACTACCCTATTGAAACTGTGAAGGGCTGGGCATATTTAAGTGGTGCCCAATATGTAATGCAGCCAGCCTCGGTTATTTGGGGAAGCCGCCCTAATTCAGTGACTGCTGCGGATAGTTGGGATCCGCTTAATTTTATTAGTGCTAATGATGAGCCAGACAATGGGGTGGCCCTTGTTAAGCAACTTGTATATGTAGTAGCCATGAATCAATGGTCTACGGAGATTCTCTTTGATGCGGGAAATCCAGTAGGTAGCCCCCTTGGAAAGGTTCAAGGCTCTAAGTTAGATTACGGCTGTGTCCATGCGGATAGTGTACAAAAAATTGATGATAAGACTGTATGGTTAACTATCAGCCGAGGCTCCTCTCCACAGATTGGGCTACTTCAGGGTCTTACCTTTAACATTGTATCTACTCCGGCAATTGATAGGCTCCTTCGTGGAGTTGACATGGCTAGGATAATGTCTTGGCAAGCAAAGATTGTCGGGCATACTTTTTATGTAATTACTTTTCCCTTGAGCAACTTAACTCTGGTGTATGATATTGAGTTAGACCATTGGGCACAGTGGACAGATGATGCTGGTAATTATGTTCCTATTATTGCATCTACTTTTGACAATGCCCGAAATGTTATTCTCCAGCATGAAAGCAATGGAACGTTGCTTAAGTTTTCCATAGATGCTTTTACGGATGTTGGAAAAGCTATTCAAGTAGATATCATAACTCCAGTGTTTGATGCTCAAACCCGTAGGCGTAAACAACTCAATCGCATGGAGTTTGTGTCTGATCAAGAGCTTGGAAGCACTTTACAAGTGCGAAATAGCGACGATGATTATCAGAGTTGGACTCCCTGGAGGCGGGTTGACTTAGGGGCTAAGCGGCCCCACTTGATAAATTGTGGCACGTTTAACAAGCGAGCATATCATTTTAGGCATAGACAAAACCTCCCGTTTAGAATCTATGCAATTGAGTTGCAGTATGATATAGGAGTTTTGTAATGGCTGTTGAAGATGCTAAAGTCCCACCAGTGCCCACGGCTCAAAAACTGGAGATCCGGCAGAACGACGATGGTAGAAGTTTTATAGCCCCTGCTTGGTTGAATTGGTTTGAGTTGGTTAAGCGAAAAGTAGATACGCTAACTGCTCTTGTAGTCGGCACCGGGCAGATAACAGGAAGTGGTTTCGCTGTATTGGATGGTGCTAATTGGTCTACAAGGTCTTTGCAGGCTGGCTCGAATGTTAGTATTGCAAACCCCAATGGAGTATCTGGAAACCCTGTTATTAGCACTTCCCTAGCTACAACGGGCGTTACCCCTGGGGTGTATGGAGATGCCTCGAATATTCCAGTAATTACGGTAGATTCATTTGGAAGAATTACCGCAATCACTACCATACCAAAGGCACCATAATGCACCGGATGAATAAACTTGCGATTGTCCCATTCTTTTTAATGGGAAGTATAGCTGTTATATTTCCAGAACAATTGGGCGTAGTCTTGTATAAGATTGTTCTTATCTGCTTAGCTTTGTGGATTAGCTACTGGTCAGACCGGCTAATTTTTCCTTATGCCCGACCGGATAAGTGTAATCACCCAGAGTGGGCAGAGCTTCGCCGGGCTATTCTTATGGCTAGTATCATCTTGGCAGTAGCAACCGGCCTGTGAGAACTTTAGCTATTTTGCTAATGTGTTCAAGTGTCTGTGGTGCGCAGGTACCTCGGGAAGCTCTCCCTTATAGGAATGATTTGATTAGGGAGTCTCGGGCAGTGTGGGGAATGGATGCTCCTGTGGCAACTTTCGCCGGGCAGATTCATCAAGAGTCCCGATGGAATGCCTCCGCAAAGTCTCCCGTAGGCGCGGCTGGCATGGCTCAGTTTATGCCAGCAACAGCTTCTTGGATTTGTGGTTTTGCCAAAGACCTACCGCCAGGTTGTAATGTACTTAATCCCAACTGGGCTATTCGAGCCTTAGTAACTTATGATAAATACTTGTATGACCGAACCCCTAAGGTAGGCAATACTTGTGGCCGTATGTGGGCAGCCCTACGTGGGTATAATGGAGGGTTAGGGCACTGGAATAAGGAATGGCAAAATGCAGGTCGGCCTAGTAATCTTAAGTTAGCTGACGCTTCGTGTGGTACGGCTAGCCGGGCTATCAAGCATTGTAGAGAAAACTTAACGTATCCAGAAAAGATTGTAACTCGTTGGCAGCCGTTGTATAATAAGGCTGGTTGGGGCGCAGGTGTATGCGACTACCCAGATGTTGAGTGCCTTCAATAGGAGACAAACATGGTTATGTACTTCAGGTACAGAAGTGCTATTACTGGACGGTTTGTAACTCGACTGTTTGCCATTAAGAACCCAGATATTACAATCCAAGAGCGGGTATACCGATGAGTTTTTCTATTAGTTCCTTTATAGGATCAATTTCAAGTACGGTTATTATCAGAGTGCTTGTAGGTGGTTTTGCGGTAGTACTTATTTTTGCGGGCTTGCAGTCTTATCGACTTGCTAAGGCTCAAAAGAGCTTGGCTGAACTGAAAGCTCAGGTAGTTTCAGCGGAGCTAGATGCTACAATAGAAAAGCTTCGTATTGAATCTATGGCAAGGACTCAAATAGAGAAAACTCGCATAACCCTTACGAAGGAATTATCTAATGCACTTGAAAGTAAGGATCGTCTTATTGCTGATTTGCGTAGTGGCAATCGCCGGTTGCGGAAAGAGTTTGAATGTCCGGCCCGCGATTTGCCCCTTCCCTCAAGCAATTCCCCAGGAGATTCTGAAAGCACCAACATTCGGATACAAGATGCGGCAGCTATGGCTATCCAACTTGCCGACGAATGCGACGCTGCCATCAGAGCCACTCAAGCAATAATTGCATCTGACCGGGATCTTCCCAATGAGTAAGTTATTGTTTTTGATAGGGTTAGTTTTACTAACCACTGGCGTACTGGCTAGTGATGTAGATACTCCAAGTGTTAGTGTGTATTGGCGAGATGTAGCTGTAACAGCTACCGGGATTGTATCTGTGCTGATTGGTGTAATTCTTCGTATGCACCTGTCGGCAGACTCTGAGCGGCGCTCCACACTTAAAGTAAGGCTTGATAATTTTCAGGAGAAATACGATCAAGTGTTTACGATTCAAGCAGATCTAATGCACATTCGGCAGGACATTAAAGTCACTGAACGCCGGATTAGCCGAATTGAAGATGTACTTATTCCATCTGGTTGGCGTCCGCGGGAACAGACCGGGGACTAATTGTTTCACGTTGAAACGAAAAGGAGGTTATATGAAAACTCAATCTGGGCCGCGTCTACCCCACAAGCAGTTAGGTTTTTTAGGGGCTGCCTTGTCTATTGGTGGGGCAATTTTCGGGGCAATTTCTGCTAAGAAAAAAGCTAAACAAGAACGAGCATTAGCCGAAAAGTCTATTGAAGCTAGTGATCCTTTTGCGCCTTACCGAAAAGATAATGCGGAGAAGCTGCAAGCTCTCATGAATGATCCATCTTCCATTGAAAATCTACCCGAGTATAAGACTCGTATTCGGGCAGCCGAGCGGACTATGGCATCACAGGGTTATACGGGTAGTGGTAATGCTCTTGTAGCTGCCGCTGAGGCTAGTGGAGAAGCTTATCAGTCGGCATTTAATAATCTTGCCCTTACGTCTGGGGCTAGCGCCAACCCAGGGCAAGGGTATTCAGCTGCTATTGGGGCTAACGCAAGCGCAAACCAAACAGACCTGCAGGGACAGGGGCAATTATTTGGGGCTATTTCTAGGGGCGGGCAACAGATTTGGGATTCATTTAATAAAGGTCCGTAGGAGTAATTTATGCCGGCTTGGTATGATGTTGCTGATAATGCAATGGATAAGATTAACGCTGACCGGGAGTCTCGGCTAACCCAGGCATCAGTTAAACTTGATATAGAAAATAAAGAGCGTGCACAGGTAGCAGCTGAGGCTGAGCAAGTTGCTATGCAGAGTGCGGGTGCGTTGTTTGCAAAGTTATCCTCTGGGCAAACAGTAGCTAAGGGAGTTCAAGTATCGGATAATGCTAGCCTAGCTGACCCCTTTATTCAAACTGGATCGGCGCTATTAGCTGACGGTTATTCAAACTTAGCAAAATCGTTCTTCGATCAGGGGAATGAAA